GGCGGGCCACAGGTCCATGTTCATCTCGGGTGGCTTGGGGCGCAGCCCGTCGATCACGTCCAACGGCTCCATGACCGGGATGTCGATCTTGCTGAACAACTCGGACGCATCGGGGATTGGGCGGCTCCATCCGTGCTGGCGGGCAATGTGAAACAATGTCCCCAACTTGACAGCGGTGGCCTTGTCCGGCTTGAACGACATCCACTGCGTCAGGATTTCCCGCTCACCGGGGTACTTGAACTGGGCGGTGGAGGACCACTCGTTCCACAGTTGCAGGCCCTGCTCAAGCTGATTGGTCTGGGTGCCCGCCCAGTGCAGGGCCATGCCGATGGACACCCACTCGTCGCGGGAGCAGTCAGCGGGAACCGACTCCAGCGCCTGCCTGATCTCCTCCCACGAGGCGTCAATCGTGCCGTCCGTGGCGATGGTGCGCTCTTTGTCCTGCGCCAGCATGCCGTTCCACAGGTCCAGAATCGCCTGTGGGATCACCGGCAAGCGGGTCCAGTGACCCTTACCGGCCCAGTGGTAGGGCTGGCGTGTCTCGGGGTGGATCGAAGGGGGCAGCACGTCCTGCACCGTGAGGCCGCTGACCGTGGCGCAGCGCAGTTCGTAGGCGGTGATGCCGCTGTGCAGAATCTTTTTGCTTGGCAGCGCAGCGCCGAAGGGCATGGCGTACAGCAGCTTGCCGTGCCCGGGCTTGCCCGAGTTGATGATCACCGCATCGGGTGCATCGTAGAGGGCTTGCAGGTCGATGCCGTGCTCGGCCAGCAGGCTCGTGGTGATGGTCCAGTTGTCGATGTCCAGCGCCATTGTGCCGCTGTACGCATGGGCCAGACCGATGCCGAAGCCCGGAGGCAGATCGCCTTGAGCCTTGAGTGCGTTTTCTTTGAGGTTCCAGCCCGGGGTGCTCGGCCCCTTGGTGCCACCGGGAATCGGGACAAGGCTCCAGCCGTGTCTGATGTAGGCGTCGATGGATGCAGGATGCGGTTGCACTGTCTGTGGTGCTGTCATATACTTTTCTCGCTGGTGATTGCAGTTGCCAGTTTCTTCACGGAAGTCTCCTAAAGGGTACCCCGGGGTTCACAAGACCCCGGGGTTTTTTCTTGGACCCGTTGAAAAATTTTTGGTGTCATGGGTTGTATTGTTGCACAGACGTGCTACACTTTCAACATCGACAGCAAAAAATGTCTCCACCATGATCCCTATCAACAAATCAGCGTACTTGACTGTCCGAGTGTCAGACAAGACGCGCACCAAGTTTCACGCCAAGGCCAGAAAGTTCGGGACACCGAGCGAGGTCTTGCGTGAACTCGTTGACGCCTTCATCGAAGATCGCGTCACCATTCAACCCCCTGTAACCGGTAATCCGAAGGAGAAACTTTATGTCACTCGAAGCCAAGATTGAAGCATTGACCCAAGCTGTTCAGGCTCTCACCGCGCAACTGCAAACCTCCAATGTAGCGCCTGCTGCTGCACCTGTACAGGCTGCTGCACCCGTGGCCGCTCCAGCCCCTGCGCCAGCACCTGTTGCCGCCCCGACTCCTGTGGTCGCTGCACCTGCGATGCCTGCTCCTCCTGCGTTCGTGGCTCCCGCTCCTGCGGCTGCACCGGCTGCTGGTGGCGCACCGTTCACCGATGGTAAAGGTCTGATCGACTACGTGATGGGTGCCTACAAGGCAATGGGTCCGCAAAAAGGTGCTCAGATTCAAGCCGTCCTGACTGGTCTGGGTTACCAGAACATCAACGACGTGAAGCCCGAGCACTACGGCGCTCTGTTCCAAGGTGTTGAGCAACTGAAGGCAGCGTGATCATGTCCATCAAGATCGAGAAAAACATCCCCATGCCCACTCGTGCCGCTGGCAAGCCTCGCGATGAGAAGTACCCTGAACTGCGCCAACTTGAAGTAGGCGACTCGTTCATGGTGCCCATCGGTGCCTCGGCACTGGCGAACCACGCCCGCCGTGTCACCAAGGACACCGGGCGCAAGTTCCTCGTGCGCACCGTGGTTGACAAAGCTGGCGTTGAACTGGGTGCCCGAGTTTGGAGAAAAGCATGAACGCCAAAAAGTGCAAACAGATTCGCGCCAGCCTGCGCAAGAGTGGCGTCAACTGGCGCGATGCTCAGTACAAAGTGGTTTCGGGTAGCCGGTTCTTCACTGGTCACGTCACGCTTGACCGCAACTGTGGCCGCGCCGCCTACAAGTGGGTGAAGTTCGGCACAGACGAATCGGGTGCTGTTCGATGACAGCCCACGCCCAACTGTCGCCCTCCAAACGGCACCGCTGGGCCTTGTGCCCCGGCAGTATCCGTGAGGAGGCCAAGTACCCCGATGAACGCAGCGGTGCTGCCGCCATCGACGGCACCCACAGCCACACGCTGCTGGAACATTGCATCGACGCTGGCTTGATCGACCCGATGACCCAAGTCGGTGAAGTCTTTGCCGACGACGATGGTGAGTTCAAGGTTGACGCTGACCGCGCTGCCCGGGTCAAGATTGCCATCGACTACATCCGTGAGCGGTCCATGAACGGCATGTTCAAGATCATCTCTGAGGAGCGGGTGGACCCCAAGTTCCTGCTGGGTCGTGATGACCTGTCGGGCACCGTGGACTGCCAGATCATCGGCCCTGACTGGATCGAGTTGATCGACTACAAGGACGGCATGGGCGTGGTGAGCGCCGAGGGCAACATGCAGCTTGAGCAGTACGCCTACGGGGTGCTGGCAGGCTACAAGCTGCCCATCAACGTCGAGTACCCGGTCAAGCGGATCATCATGACCATCATCCAGCCCAAGCTGGCGCTGAAGGGCATGAAGGCCATCACATCTTTCGAGCGTGATGTGCGTGACATGCTGACCAACATGGGTACAATCATCGTGCAAGCTGCCGCAACCGATGCACCGGATGCACCGCTTGTCCCGGGCGAAAGTCAATGTAAATTCTGCCGCGCCAAAGGCTCTTGCGCCGCGCTGGCAGGTAACGTAATGAAGGAGGTAGGAATCATGTTCCAACCAGTCGTAACCGAAACGCTCGATGTCGCGCAGCAGTCTGCCGACAAAGACCCGGCCCAGATGGACGATGCCCAGATTCGTCAGATCATGGAGGCCGCACCCCTCATGCGCCAACTCCTCGAAGCCGTCGAGAAGGAAGCCCTGCGCCGTCTAGAGGCAGGCACCCCGATCCCCGGCCTCAAGCTGGTCCACGGTCGTGGCTCCCGCGCTTGGGCGTTGCCTGAGGAGGAGATGGCCGAGAAGCTGCAAAAGATGGGCATCCCCAAGACTGCGATCTACGAAACCAAACTCGTGACCCCTGCCAAGGCTGAGAAGCTGACGTGGGAGAAGCGTGACGGCACCAAGGTGTCCCTGACCGACCGCCAACTCAAACGGATGGAGCAGGAGTACGTCACCAAGCTGGCTGGCAAGCTGACCGTGGTCCCCGAATCTGACAGCCGTCCTGCTGTCATCACCAATGCTGCGCCGATGTTCAGCGCAGTCGAGGCAGCACCTGCTGCCGAATCCCTGCCCTCGTGGCTTTCCTAAACTGGAGTAACTGTAATGTCTGAAATCATTTTCCTCTCGAACGTCCGTCTGTCTTTCCCCCACCTCGCTGAACCTCAGCGTCAGGTCAACGAGCAGACCGGCAAAGAGCGCATCTCGTACAACTGCGAGTTCATCATGCCGCAGGACCACGCTGGCTTCCAGCAGTTCATGCAGAAGTACGGCGCGATGGCACTGGAGAAGTGGAAAGAACACGCCCAGACCGTCATGGGCATGATCCAAGCCGACCGCAAGCTGCGCTGCTTTGGCCGTGGTGAGGAGAAGGTCAACAAGAAGACCTTTCAGCCCTACGATGGCTACGCCGGTCATGTGTTCATCACCGCTGGCCGTGACTCGCAGCCGCAGATGATCCAAGGCGATGGATCACCCATCGACCCCGCCAACACGATGGCCTACCAGCAGCTTGCCCGCAAGATGTATGGTGGTTGCCGTGTCAACGCTGCCGTCAAGCCGTGGCTGCAAGAGAACAAGCACGGCCGTGGCATCCGCTGCGACCTGATTGCCGTGCAGTTCGCTGGCGATGACACCCCGTTCGGCGAGGGTGCCGTGGACGCATCGAACCTGTTCGGCGCTGTGGCTGGTGCTCCCGCTGCCGCCCCGGGCTTCGCATCAACAGCGATGCCGGGAATGCCTGCTGCACCGTTTGGTCAAATGGCTCCCGCTGCTAACCCTATGGGTGTCACTGCTGCCGCTGTGGCAGGCCTGCCGCCCTTCATGATGGGTCAGTAAACGAATCGGGACTGGCTGCTACATGGCAGCTTATTGCAAGCGCAACGCCGACAATCTGGGTCGTCAGATCAGCCACTCCCACCTACCCGGTAACAGTAATGAGTAACGACTATGTGTTCGACATCGAAACCTACCCCAACGTCTTCACGTTGGCGGTGGAGCATGCGGACGCCCCGCTGCGCTGGATGTTTGAGATCAGCGACTGGCGCAACGACTCCCGCGAGATCATCGCGTTCCTCCAGTTCCTGAAGGAAACCAACGCCCGCATGGTGGGCTTCAACAACCTCGGGTTCGACTACCCGGTCCTGCACACGCTGATCCGCATGGGCAAGGCTGACGCTGCCACGCTGTACCAGAAGGCGATGGCGATCATCGGATCGCAGGATGAAGATGGTGACCGATGGATGCACCTCGTCAAGCCGTCCGATCAGTTCGTCACCCAGATCGACCTGTTCAAGATTCACCACTTCGACAACAAGGCCCGGGCCACCAGCCTCAAGGTGCTGGAGTTCAACATGCGCTCCGACAGCATCGAGGACTTACCGTTCAAAGTGGGCACCACGTTGACTCGTGAGCAGATCGAAGTGCTCAAGAAGTACAACCAGCACGATGTGGCGCAGACCAAGGCGTTCTATCACAAGAGCCTCGACATGCTGCACTTCCGTGAGGAACTGACGCGCAAGTACGCCCGGGACTTCATGAACCACAACGACACCAAGATCGGCAAGGACTACTTCGTCATGAAGCTGGAGGAAGCCGGTGTCGCCTGCTACGACTACGGCGACAAGGGCCGCACACCCCGGCAGACCAAGCGCCCGGTGATCCACCTCAAGGATGCTATCCTGCCGTGGATCAGGTTCGAGCAGCCCGAGTTCACCCGGGTCATGGAGTGGCTCAAGCAGCAATCAATCACTGAAACGAAAGGAGTTTTCAATGACCTTACTGCTTGCATCAATGGCTTTACTTTCGTGTTTGGTCTTGGCGGTATTCATGGAAGCGTCGAGTCTGAGATCATCGAGTCCAATGACGAACAAGTCATTGTGGACCTTGATGTCACTTCTTACTATCCAAATCTGGCTATCTGTAACGGCTTTCATCCTGCACATCTAGGCAAGGATTTCGTCGCCATCTACAAGTACCTGTTCGAGCAGCGCAAGTCATACCCCAAGAAGTCCGCTGAAAGCGCCATGCTGAAACTGGCGCTCAACGGCGTCTACGGCGACAGCAACAACCAGTTCTCTGTCTTCTACGACCCGCTGTTCACCATGAGCATCACGCTCAACGGACAACTGCTGCTGTGCCTGCTGGCCGAGGGGTTGATGACGATCCCCGGGCTTCGCCTGATCCAAGTGAACACGGACGGTCTGACCGTTCGGGTGCCGCGCACCCACAAGGTGCTCGTCGATCTGGCCCGCATGGCGTGGCAGGAGCGCACTGGCCTGAACCTTGAGGAAGCCATCTACAAGGCCATGATGATCCGCGATGTCAACAACTACATCGGCGTGTTCGATCCGGCGTTTGTCAAACCCGGTGACCCCACTGTCAAGCGCAAAGGTGCCTACGAGTACAAGATGGGCTGGCACCAGAACGCCGGTGGTCTGGTGGTCGCCAAAGTGGCCGAGAAGGTATTGGTCGAGGGTGCGCCGATCCGGCAGACCGTGCAGCAGTGGCCCGAGATCATGGACTTCATGCTGCGCACCAAGGTGCCCCGCAGCAGCTATCTGGCAATCGAGTGGGACGGTCAGCAGCCCCAGCAGTTGCAGAACATCACGCGCTACTACATCGCTGAAGGCGGTGGCCGTCTGTTCAAGTGGATGCCGCCGCTCAAGGGCAAGACCGAGTGGCGCAAGATCGGTGTCGAGTCGGGCTGGGGTGTCCAGCCTTGCAACGACATCAAGGACGCCGGAAAACTGCCGGTGGATTTTGATTACTACGTCAGAGAAGTGGAGAAGCTATGTCTGGGCTTGGCATGACAACTGAGGTAACCATTGAAGAACTTGAGGAGTGGAACAGAATGACAGCACTGAGCAAACAAGTGGCCGGTAACCATTACAAAGACCTGCCGATTCAACCCGTCGAGTACATCCATGCCAACGCGCTGGGGTATTTTGAGGGCAATGTGATCAAGTACATCAGCCGCTGGCGCAAGAAGAACGGCATCGCTGATTTGGAAAAAGCAAAGCACTACATCGAGTTGCTGATCGAGTTGGAGAACCGCAAACTGGACGGAGAGTGCAATGCTGGAAAAACAGATTGAAGCCAAGGTCTGCGACTACGCTAAGAGCAAAGGTGTGCTGGCCTACAAGTTCACCAGCCCCAACCGCGCCGCTGTACCTGATCGACTGTTCATTGGACCCGATGGCCGCATGTGGTTCTGCGAGTTCAAGCGCAAGGGTCAAGTGCCCACACCAGCACAGTACCGTGAGCATGACAGGCTGCGCCAGCAAATGGTCAACGTGTTCGTGATTGACAACGTGGACGAGGGTAAGCTGATGATCGACGTAATGGTGATGGGATGCTGACATGGACGCTGAAACTTTTTATGAAAATTTCAAAAACGCTGTTGCGTGGTTTGGATTGAGTTGGGGTGAAAAACACCTCATTCGTGTTCGCATCTCTGGCAACACTCTTTGTTTTGAACACGGTGGTGTAGAAATTCGCACGACTATTCCGGTGATGTATGCTGACACCTGACCTGCTCCACGACTACCAGAAGAAGGCGGTCAACTTCCAATGCACCCATGCCAACTCGATGCTGTGGTTGGACATGGGTCTGGGCAAAACCGTCATCACGCTGACCAGCCTCGCGCACCTGATCAACACCGGCTTCCTGCGCGGCGTGATCATCGTGGCCCCGATCCGAGTCATCCGACTGGTGTGGCGGCAAGAGGCTGCGAAGTGGGAGCACACCAAACACCTGCGGTTCAGCATGGTGGCGGGTACCAAGGACCAGCGCACCCGGGCGTTGCTGCGCCCTGCTGACGTGTACATGATCAACTACGAGAACCTCGGCTGGCTGGCCGAGACTCTCCAGACCTACTTCGTCAAGAAGGATCGCCCGATGCCGTTCAACGGGATCATCTGGGACGAGATCAGCAAGATGAAGAACTCCAGCACGAACCGGGTCAAGGCGTTTCGTAAGATCGCGGACAAGTTCGACTGGACCACGGGCCTCACCGGCACCCCGGCCAGCAACGGCTACAAAGACCTCCACGGTCAGTTCCTCGTGGTGGATCGGGGTGAGCGTCTGGGCACCAGCAAGACCACCTTCCGCACCCGGTTCTACCGCAAGGTGGGGCCGTACAAAGAGGTGCCGTATGAGGACACCGAGGACACCATCAAGAAGCTGATCGGTGACATCACGCTGGAGATGTCAGCCGAGGACTACAACCCCCTACCCGATCTGATCGTGAACAACGTGGAGATCGAGATGCCCGATGATTTGCGGGCCAAGTACGACAAACTGGAGAAAGAGTTCTTCCTCGTGCTCGACAGCGGCAAGGAGGTCGAGGCGTTCAACCAAGCTGCGCTCACCAACAAGTGCTTACAGTTCTCCAACGGTGCCATGTACCCGATTGCCGGGATGCCGCTGTGGGAGCCGGTGCATGACATGAAGCTGGACGCGCTGGAGGACATCATCGACGAGGCGCAAGGCTCACCGATCTTGTGCGCCTACGCCTACCGGTCTGACGCCGAGCGGATCATGGAGCGGTTCAAGGCGTTGCGGCCGATCAACCTGACCGAGTGCAAGAGCGAGGCGTCTTTGACCAACGCGATGCACCGGTGGAAGACTGGTGATTGTTCTTTGATGATCGGCCACCCGGCCAGCATGGGTCACGGCATCGACGGCCTTCAGAAGAACGGTCACATTCTCGTGTGGTATGGCCTCAACTGGTCGCTGGACCTGTACGAGCAGTTCAACGCCCGGGTGCGCCGTCAGGGTCAGGGTGCCCCGGTCATGTGCCACCGCATCCTGATGCAGAACACGCTGGATCAAGCGCAAGCACTGGCCCTCGACGAGAAGGCCACAACACAAGCAGGACTGCGCAACGCAGTCAAACAGTATCGTCAATCCAAAGGAGTATGAGCATGAGTTACGCAGAAGTCGAGATGAAAGTGGTGCAATGGGGCGAGGCCCGTGGCATCGTGCAGAACGCCACCGCAATGTCGCAGGCCATCAAGACCCTCGAAGAAACAACCGAGTTGCTTGCTGCCATCAATAAGAAGAACATCGAGGAAACCAAGGACGCTGTGGGTGACATCGTGGTCACGCTGATCATGGTGTGCGCGGTGCTGGACATCAATCTGGTGGACTGCCTCAAGGGTGCCTACAACGAGATCAAGGACCGCAAAGGCTACCTCACAAAAGAAGGTGTGTTCGTCAAAGAAGTGTGATACACTTGTGTCACATCAACCACCAAAGGAGTAATCGTGATCCGTGAACTGTATGACTGGGTGAAGAACATTTACACCACCCCGAGTGCCGAAGCCATCGCACTGCGGGAACTGGAGGAGTCCAAGCGCAGACTGTTGGATGCTCAGAGCAGCCGTGAATACGCCGACTCGATGTGCAAGTATTACGAGGCCAAGATCAAGCGCCTGACGGTTTATCTGCACAAAGCCACCGAGGAGCAATCGTGAACACATGGCCCTTCCCTCCCCCGGGCGGGCCTGTCCCGTGGACCCCACAGCAGGAGCGCGAGTACCAGCGCCAGCAGCGCCAACAGATACCGGAGGCACCGTTTTGATTGACCCGAAGACCAAGCGCATCACGGTGCCTGTGACCAAGGACATCGACCTGATCCGTGAGCGCATCAAACGCGACACAGGCATCGACATGACCTACGTCCAGATTTTCAACTTCCTGATCCACTTCTACGTGGAGCGGGCCAACGAACCCAAGAGCAAATGGAGGTCGTTGTCGTGAGGAAACGCAGCAAGTACCGACCCAAGGGTGTCCGACTCGATACGATTGGCTACGTCATGGAAAGCCTCAAGCCTGTCGCCAAGCATGAAAGCTACCTGCTGGACCTCAAGATCAAGAACAGCGAGGCGATGGTGGCGCTGATGCGCGGGTCAGCGGTCAAGGGTGACATGGACACCCTGATCGCCATGTCCAACATCGTGGAGGCGCTGTACCAGCTTGGGTTCGGTGCCGAGTACAAGGACGTGGCGATTGACGGACGCGAGGCTTTGTTGCAAATTGTCCACCGGGCAGTCACCACCAAGCGGTTCGTGCCCACGGCCGAGCAGATCAAGGCGCTTCAGACCCTCATGGAACTGCATGACGCCCAGATGGACGTGATCACGATCAAGGACATGGAGCGGGCGCTGGAGTTTGCCCGCATCCAGTTTGCCAACAAGAAAATGACCGTGTTGCCCAAACTCGAAGGAGTGCCGCTATGAACTGTTGCGATGAATATGGGAACTGCAACCAAGGGCGCGATTGCCCAGTGCGCGTTGCCAAAGTGGGTCAGCGATACCCCAAGCACCCGCAACCAGTGTTTGTGCCGTACATCAACCGGCAACTTAAGGCACTGGCAAAGTGGATGTTGCTGGCGATCCTTGGCTGGCTGGTCTGGGTGCCGCTGATTTACTTGGCCTTGCGGGCGTAGAACAGGGTACGGTCACCGAACAGGTAGAAGCCCACGGCAGCGGCGAAGTTGTCCACCGAGTCGCTGTCCAAGTTGTTCAGCTTCAGGTACGCCCATGTGCCCAGCACAATCATGGCGACAGCGGGTCGCATCAGGCGCACAGCAGCCTCGACCCACGGGTATGAGGGGTTGGTACCACCCGCATCATTCATCGCCTTGAACATGTCCAGATCAAGCTGGCGCATCTTGACGTACTCGTCCACGTTCACCGGCTTGTAGGTGTCGGTCTGGATGAACCGACCGATCAAGGATTTGCCCAGATCAACGGCCAGCGGGCCGAGCGCGGCGAGGATGGTCAACGGGTCCATCATGGGTACTCCTTCTTGGGCAGTTGGAAATGCGGCCCATCGCGGAAGGTTTTCCAGTCACCACCCCACTCGATTGGCACACCGACCTGCTTGGCCGCTTCCTTCATGGCTGCGGCGATCTTGGCGTACAGGGGCCATGACCAGTCCACCTGATCATCCACCCAAGCCCCGAGGTCCACCGCTTTGGCGAACCCATCGGCTCCGGGGATGTGGCGCGAGTTCATGGTCTGACTGGCCCCGGCCTCCACCAGCTTCTTCTGGCGCAGTGGATCGCGGACGCCTTCGAGCACGGTGAAGTCCACCGTGGTGATGTTGATGGCCCGCTCGACGACTTTGACCAGATCGGGGTGTACGCCCTTGAGCCGTGCTTTTGATCGAACGCCAAGGGTGTACATGTCAGGGCTTCCAGTGACTTGTGATCCAGCCGATGATGCCACCAACACCCGATGCGATGGTCATGCCCATCCAGAACCCGCCTTTGGACTTGTTGGCGAGTTCAAGAAGCTGGTCAATCTGGGCTTCCATCTTGTCCATCTTCTTGTCCATCACCTGCACCCGTTCCCACAGGACGCCGTATTTCACTGGGTCGAAGTTCGTTTCGTCGAACGCCATCTGTCTTTACTCCGTAACAAGCGAGTTTTGAACTTCAGCGGCCGGAGCAAGCATGTTCACGGCGGCAGGGGTGCGCAAGACCTTGGATGCAGCCTTGCCGGTTTTCTTGAAGGGGTCAGCCAGCTTCTCGCCTTTGGCTTGGCGGGCCATCGCCTTTTCCAGCGCCTTGGCTGCTGCGGCCGGGTCCAGCATCTCAGCAGCCAGTTCGATTGCCAACTTTTGATCGAGCTTGCCTTGCATCCGGCGCAGCAGATCGTTGGCGACCGTGGTCACGTTGTTGATGAAGTTGGGAGCGCGGACGCTGCCCATGACCTCGGTGCCCATCAGGTTCACGTCAGGACCAGCACCCCGGGCGGCAGCGGCCTGCGCCTCTGCTTGACGGGCGCGGGCCAGATCGGCGCGGACATCCTCGACAATCTTGACCTGCTCGGGCGTGAGCACTTCAGACAGGCTCTGGAACCGCGATTCACCGGTGGCCCGCTTGATGGTACCCGGGGCGTTCTCCAATGCCCCAGCGAACCCTGCGGCCCGCAGACGAGCGGTTTCCTCACCCAGCGCGGGCTTGAGTTTGCCCTCAAGGAACTGGCCGACTTCCATCTGGTTGATCGGCTTGCTCTGCGCGGCAAAGGTTTCCCGGGCGGTCTTGTATGACGGGGCTTTGCTCTCGGCCCACTCAAGGAACTGGGCGCGGGTGCGACCGATGGCCTTGGCTTCGGCCGAGCCGATGCCAAACGTGGCCGGGTCTTTGATCAGGTCATCGAAGGCCATCTTCATGGCGTGGAGGCTGCTGCCCGGGTACTTGGCAACTTCGCCCGGGATCACGGTCTGACCCAGCGGACGACCTGCCTCATCGACAATGCTGGATGGCACCACCTGCGCAGGACGGTTCTGACCAATTTGGAAAGGCTGACCCTTTTCCGCAGCCAGATCGCTGGCGCGGGCCAGCACCTTGTCCATCGAGGGGCGGTTCAGCAGCGAGGCGAACGTGTCATCCGCTGCCACCATCGCATTGTCGGAGATGCCATACAACTGCTTGGCCGTGGCCTTGCGTGTTGCTTCGGCAGCTTTGAGTTCAGCAGGGGTTTTGCCGACCTGCTGCACAGCGGCAAGCTGCGCGGCCTTCTGAGCCTCGGCCCGCTCATAGAACGGGGTCGGGGCCGTTTTGGCGGCAGATGCACCCATTGCCGAGAACCGGGTGGCTCCCACAGGTGCAGCAGCTTCAGCGGCCGTGGGCAAGCTGCCCGGGACGATCTCGGACGGCTGGCGCAGGGCGTTGAGCACCTCGGGGCCACGTCCTTCCACGGCCGTCAGGTACGCTGCCGACTTCGGGTCGAGGGCGTTGTAGACCGCACCCGCGCCCTTCGCGGCCAGCTTGAACGGAGCCTCGATGACCGGTGCGATGGGGCGCATCGGGTTGATGGCTGTACCGGCCTTGGACAGCGCAGCGCCAGTCTGCGTGGCACCCAGCTTGGTCGCGGCAGCACCGCCACCACTGAGCAGCGTGGACAGGTCCGCAGCAGCACCCACGGGGTCTTCGGCAAACGTGCGCTTGATCCCTTCGTAGCTGCCGTAGCGGTCCTTGTACATGCCCCCAATGGCGTTGGCTGTCTGGACCGCCCGCTGCGTGGCTTCCGGGTTGGTGTCGAATTGGTCGATGAAGTTGACCACACCCTTTGGCAGCGCGTTGCGCAGCGCCCCAGCACCAGCATCGAGGATGCCGGTGAGGGTTTGGACCGGGCTGGTCACAGCTTGCAAGACACCACCGACGAAGCGGCCCGCACTCTCGGGCACGTTCTTGACGGCCTCCACAGGCACCTCAGTCAGCGAATAGCTGCGGCGCGGGCCGGGGACACCGCCGGTGGAAGCAGCAGGAGCGAACTGCTCAAACGGATTGGCAGCAGGTGCCTGCGGTTGAGCGGCAAACTGGGCAAACGGGTTCTCTGCCATTTACTTCCCCTTGAGGACTTTGGCCGCTGCACCGGCACCGAAGACCGCATCAAACTGCTCAGCAGTACCCTGACCAGCCCGCAGCGCCTGAATCGCAGCAGCGGGAATGTTGGCCGTGCTTGCACCAGCACCTGGTTGGCGCTTGGGTACCACGATGGGTTCGGTGGTGATGCCAGTACCTTCGAGGGCAGCAGCGGGAATTTGCTTGACCCGAGAGTTCCACGACTCTGCGCTCTTTTCGGCCGCGAGGCGCGACAGACGGGCCAGTTCGGACAGCGACTTGGCGTCGTAGCTGAGTTGACCAGCTTTTGCCTTTTCCAAGAAGTCTCGGTCGGCGTTGGTGAAGCCTTGGCCTGCGCCGAGGTTGGACGACTTGATGGCACCCAGCGTTGTCTCGGCCAGCGAGGACACCAGCACCTCGGTGTTCTTGATCTTCTCCGAGTCGGTACCACCGGCCAGATTAAGCGCCTTGGCGATCTGCAACCGGGCATTTGCACCAGTGCCGGTGATAACCTTACCGGTCGAGATCAGGTCCATGACGCGATCCGCAGTTGCCGCAGCTTCCGGTGCCTTCTCGGCAGCGGCCAACTTGGCAGCATCTTGATCAGCGATCAGGCCACCGAAACGCTCACCGTACTTCTTCTCGGTACTGACGTTGACGTTGGTGGCACCAGCCTTGGCAATCCGAGACTTTTGAGCCTCGACAGCGGCAGGCAGTGGTACATCGGCGTAGGTGCCCACGGTGGTTGGCGCACCGCCCAGACCCGGCAACTGGATCACTTGGCGCTGGCCGCTTTGGTCGATGACCTGCGTCGTGGGTTTGTTCAGTTCCATGAACTTCTCAGTACCCAGCTTCGACTGTGCGATCAGTTGAGCAAAAGCCTGCGGACCTTTGGCAATGGCATCATTGATGCGTCCAAGAGACTGCTCGGCAGTGATACCCCGGGACTTCAGCACGGGACCAAGCACTGGATCAGCGTGATTGGCCTGATGCCATGCCAAATACTGCTGGGGCGCATTGGGGTCCATCGGGTCGATGGTGTCGAGGAACGAGCGCGACTGCTTCAGTTTGGCGTCCACCAGTTCGGTGTCGGCCTTCATCGTTTCGCGGCGCGTTTTCACAAAGTCAGAATAACCTTTGAGGTCACCAGCTTTCAGCAGCGCGTTGGCGATGGCCGTGTCGTCGCTTCCTGCTTGCGCAAGAGCGTTGGTGCGGGCGATGTCTTTGGCCTCGGCGCGTTGAGCAGCGCCCAGTTGGTATTGAGCCAACTGATTTTGGTTTTGGGCACTCTGGATCGCGGCCACACGACCGTACTGAGCCAGTGGGTCTTGGAGTTCGATCCCTCGAACTCCCATTGCGATTGCGGGGTTGATGGGCATGTGAACTCCTTACAGACGACCGCCACCCAACGAATAATCCGGGCTGAACGAATAATCCGTGGTCGGTGTGTACCCTGTTGACGCAGCAGCCGTTGGGGAACGTAACGCATTGAGCATGTTCTGCCCCTGCGAATAATTCAGATAGGTGCCCAGACCTTGAGTGAGTGCGTTTGCACCACCCACATATCCAGAAGCCCGGGCAGCAGCACCACTCATTTGAGTTTCGCCGATGTTGGCCGCAGTGCGCATGCCAGCTTCACCAATCTGCTGCGCAGTCGTTTGACCAACCCCTGCGAGGGATTGCAGAGGTCCAAGACGTGCAGCGCGTTCGGCCTGATACCGATTGAAAGCATTTTGATACTCCTGCGAACCAAGGTCTTGACCGAATCGCTGGATGCCTTTGAGCGTGGCACCCGAGAGCAGTCCACCACGGGCCGCAGCCGACCGCTCCAGCGCCTTCATGCCTTCGGACATGCGGAACCCATAACCCGGATCAGCCTGAAACTGCGGCATACCGAAAGTCTGGTAATCGGTCAACGGAATCAGTTTATTGAGCGCCTGTTCCCCGGCTTTGCGCCACGGTTCGGACAGTTCAACCTGCCGTTCAAACATGCGTTCCTGACCCTCGGCGGCGCGATCAGCAGCAGCAGCCTGAGTTCCGGCTGCGCTGCGTGATGCGCTTGCCCCGATAAGAGAACTGCCGACAACGGCACCAGCAACCCAAAAAGTCATGGCTGCACCTCGATTTCTTTGTGTTTGACCTGATTACCGAGACTGTACATCGAATCGGGTTCTACCTCAACCAATTCGGCCTCGGCTTCCTCGACAGATGTCGCCTCGATGGCGTGGAATGTCATGCAAAGCGCGTCCGTTACTGCATAGACTGCCCGCTTTGTCCCGGGTTTACTTTGAAACAAGTGAGGCCCGGTGACCTCTTGCACATTCCCCTCACCGTCCGTGATCGCAACGGTTCCCGACACGATGAGGTAAAAGTGTTCTTTTTTGTGGACTGCGCCGACCACCAACACCCCGGCATGACGAAACACTTCCCGGCAGTACATCCCGCCGTGGAAATAGTGTTTGGTCTGGGGTTCGTATTGCGGCAGCTTGGACAACTCCTGCTGCAAGGTTTCCACCTTCTGCCGCATCATCTGCGGCGGCGCAACCTCGAACCCCTTACCGTAGGTTATTTTCACTGGGTCACCTCACGCCCACTGACGCGCATGTTGATGGCGCTGGCGGTCCCGGCCAGCGTCGAGATGAAGTCGCCAGGATTCAAAACCTGACCCACCAGTTCCGGGAACGTGTAGACCTCGGACGGCTGGAGCGTCTTGGTCTTGGTGATCAAGTTCTGGTTGCCAGCGGACCCGGCGACCGTGACGAGGTTCACCGAGATCGTGGCGGCGGTGCCGCTGTAATTGGTCGCGGTGAACTTGTCGATGATGGTCGTCACGTTGGTGGCCGTGTACTGCGTGGTCTGCACGTTTTCGACGGTCTTGCCGGGGACGAGGTTTTTGACAGTGACTGCCATAGGGTTTCTCCTTATTCGAGTTGCAGTGCGTTGTTGGAATCGTACTGCGTCATCACCCAGTTCGTCCCATCGGACACGAGGGTAGCGTTGGCTCCGGCCACGGCTTCGAGGATGGCGGTGGTCGCAGACCCACCGGCCAGCGGCACCACATTACTCGAAGCTGACACAAGGGTCTGGGCTTGGTAGTTTTGGAAGTGCAATTCGCGGCCAGTGTTGGTGCTGGCGCTGGGCAGCGTCACCGTACAGGATGACCCCGACTTGTTGTTGATCAGCCACTTTTCACCAGCAGCCACCGTGAAGTTGGTGGTCTTGGTTGCCGGTGCCGTGGCAGTTCCAGCCACCACGGACGATGCGGGCACATTCTCCCACCGCTGCTGCACCGAGTCGTATTGAAGCAGGTCGCCATTGGCAAGCCCGCTGATCTCGACGTTGCTGTCCGTAGCACCCAAGGCCGAGCCAAACGTGGGACGCACGAACAATGACCCATTGGATGCAGCATTGATTACCGAGGCCACGATAACCTTGGGGTTGGGCGCTGTGGGTACGTTTTTGGTCAGACCCCCGGGTACAGCCGGGTTGTAATACAGAATTTGACCATCAACCCAAGCCTCTGCGCCGCCCGTGGTGTTGATGCCGCGCACCAGACCAAACCACGTCACGTAGCCCCAGCCGTTGTTGGCGATGTCTTGGGTGGCGACACCCATGATGTACTCGTTCTGGGTGGCTGTCAGCCCGGTGGCTGGGGCACCTTTGAGCGCACCAGACGCGCCCACGGTGCCAGTGAACATGACGACCTGACCATTGGTGATGGCTGCGTCAGCTTTGATGCGGTAATAGGTTTCTTCACCGATCTGCTGGACAACGCCGCCGCTGTCTTCCATGACGAGGTTGAGCGTCTTGATACCGTCTGCATCGTCCCAGTACAGGGTGCCGTGGGCGTTCGCCCCCGTAGGCATTCCCGATGGGGTCGTGTCAAACTGCAACCACGGCACGTTGTCCTGCTGAAGCTGGCTCATGGTGCCCAATTCGGGCCGCACCTGCACCTCAAGCGCCTCGATCTGCTTGCGCAGTTCCGCGATCTGCTCGATGGTGCTTTCGGTCGATGGGCGCAGGTTTTCGCTGGCCTTGTCCACGATGGCGTTGATCTCGTCAACCGTGAGCATCGGCGGGCCTTTTTGCACGTCATCGAGCGACACCGTGCTGCCGCCCGCTGTTTGGAACAGCGACAGGAAGAACATGTACCACTCACGCGAAACCGTGCCAGTGCGCGGGTCGATAAATGCGACCCGTGGCGGCGTGATTGGTACGTTCAACGGATTAGGCATTCGTCGGACTCACGAGCAGTTCTGCACCCATGACGGCGATCTTCACAGGGTCGGTGCCCGACACCTCGTACACCCGGTCACGAATCTTCATGGTCATGCCCAGACGCCGCCAGATGGCGCGGCGGTAGAACTCACCGATCTTGCCGATGCTGACCCAGTGTTCGCTGGACCATGTATGACCGCCGTCATCGCTCCAACGCAGCATGACCTGCGGGTCGCTGCCTTGGCCGAGGTTTAGGCCCACGCCAGTCTCCAGATCGAGTTGGAGGCTGTGCTGTGCGGTGCGCTTGAGATTGTTTTGACCGGTGGGCAACGCCCTCCACGACCGCAGCCACTTCTGGATGCTGCCGTTGTCCGAGAAGTCGTCAAGGTCAAAGGCGTAGATGTTGCCGTTCTGGTAGTCGCCCACCAAAACTTCGCTGTTGAAGAACACTTGGCAGTTGCTGCGGTGGCGGGTGAACTCGCCGTTGGCGAACCCGGCCCGCTCGTGCCACGCCTGAGTCGCCACATCGTAGACCCATGTGGCGTTGGCGCTGGGGAAAATCAGCACGTAGAAGCTGTGGCCGTCCTGCTGGTAGGTGTACCCGATGGCGTCCGACAGATTGCCGTACTGCTGGATTTGCCACTCGATTGCGTGGGTCGAGATGCGCTGACCCGTGTAGCCGTTGGCCCGGTAGACGATGCCCTGACCCCGAGCGTCCTGACCGAGCCAGAACAGACCATTGTCCATTTTGGCAATCGAGTACGCCGCCACGCAGCCGAGTTCGTTGAACGCGCCTTGGATGCGGGAAAGGGGGAAGTCAGCGTTGCCGCTGTTGTACCAGACCTCGACCGAGTTGGTGCCGTAGACCCACACCTCGCGGTGGTCCACGATGATGCCGACCACGCCGTCCGGGGAACCTTCGGCCGAGGCAAAGTCGAGGGGATCAACACTTGTACCGTCCAGCAGCGCGGTCACCCAGATTTTTTGGCTGTTTGGTTCGTTGAACACGAAGTAGCCGTCCAGATAACCCACGGTCACAGCACCCGGGAAGTCGCTGTCCGTGATCTGCTGGAAGACGTTGGTCTGGGCGTTGTAGATGTAGCTGGGGCCGTTGCAGGCCACGAACAACTGGATGCCGTTGTCAGCCATGCTGACCGGACCATCGACGCCTGCGACCGTGCCGATGGTGGTCACGGTGTAACCGGAGTCCACCTTGTACAGCTTGTCGCGGCTGACCACGTACATGTTGCCGCCGTACTGCCACAGGCCACGAATCGGCCCAGAACCAACGGTCAGTTTGAACTTGAGACCGGGGGCGCGGTTCAGAAACGCAGGCTCCTTGCCACCCTCGGGAATGATCTCGGGGAACAAGTTGACCATGCGGGCATCCGCAGCGTTGACGCTGCGGGCCACGTAGGTAGAGCCGAGAATGGGCGTCTTCATCAGAAGTTACCAGCGTAGATGTTGAACCGTTGCTTGTTCGCCACGATGCCGTAGGGCAGGCTCATGATGTCGTTCGGATTGTTGATCCGCTTGAGGTTGCGCTTGCTGGTCATGGCGATGCGCTGGACCTGCGGTGACGGCTCAACACCGAACTCGGGGGCGATTTCCATCGCCAAGTTGTAGGTGAAGGCCCGCATGTACCCGGGCGGGAAGTGCAACTCGGTTGCCAGCGTGGCAGGCTGCGACAGTTCTTCAACCGAGATGAAGTGCCACTCAAGCGTCTGGGTCGGCTTGGGGTAAATGTACATCTCGACGTTGGGGAACGTCTCGTTGACGAAGATCACCTGCGGGAAGGTAGACGTGGCCGTCTTGACCGCGATGCCGTTGTACTGGTCTTGGTTGATGAACTTGATACCGTACGACACGCCGCTGGGGGCGCGGTAGTACGTGGCGTCATCGAGCAGCACGGGGCGGTTGCCCACGAAGTCACCAGACGGGCCGAGGGTTCGCTTGATCTCGCCGGAAGGCCAGTTGAAAATTTGATCTTGGGTGGCGAAGACCGACAGTCGCTCGGTGTTCCACGAGTCGATCATCTGGTTCATCGCCACGAGGGCGTCTTGGCTGGTCGCAGCCGAGGGAGTTTCGCCTTCAGCTAGTACACCAAGTAGGCGCAATGCCCGATTGATCTGATCGCCTGCGGTGTACGTAGCCATGTCATTTTCCTTCGGATTCGTCGCTTGCCGAAGTCAGAAACGAGGGGACTTCGTTGGGCTGTTCGATGGGTTGTTCGGTCACTTTGCGGGTGTACTTGCGCTTGGGCGCTTCAGTTACCGGCTCGGGTGCCACCTCGACGGGCGTGTCAGGATTGTACTCGGTCCAACCGTTTTTGACATCCTGTTCCATCTCCAATTCGTTGATGGCAACTTTGGCACCGTGGATGGGGTGTACGAGAACTACGTTCATGTGAATCTCCATGTGGAAACGGGGCCGAAGCCCCGTTTCGTTTGCCGATCAGCAATTAACCGCGACGATACAGGGTCCAAGCGCCGCTGCCGGTCTTACGGGCGCGGAACAGTTGGGCAGTACCAGCGGTAGCTGCAACGGTCATCAGACCGACCAGAGTCCAGCCAGTGCCAGCGACCAGCGTGATAACGCCGGAGCCGGAACCGTCCACGTTGACCACGGAGAAGTCAAACGTGATGCCGGGCTTGTCTGCATTGAGCAGGGTGTTTTCCAGATCGGTAACCGTGGGCAGCGTGTAGCTGGCCGCAGACGAACCCGGCGAACCGAGCAAAGTGCCGTTGAGCACTTGCGCGGGCGTCAGGGTTGCAGTCACGGTTGCCGTTGCGGGCACCGGGGTAACGAAGAAGTCGGTTTCATTGATGTTGCCATCGCCGATTTGATAACCACCACCACCATTAGGGAGAGCCATGATAATTTCCTTTGAGAATGAAGTTCAGAAAAGAGGGGCCGAAGCCCCTCGGTTCAGATTAGCCCCACATGCGGCAGGCCATCTGCGGACGGATCGTGTTGTAGCCGTACAGAACGTCAACACGGCAGGGCATCCGGTCGTTGTTGATGTCGTACTGGCGCACAACGCGCAGGCTGATGCCATTGTGAACGGCACGGCTAGCCATGTCCACGCCTTGCGGCAGCAGCAGGTCAGCGGTGGCGAACGCGATGGCGTCACGGTGGTAGGCCAGGTTCTGAGCGTAGGTCTGACCGGAAGCGCCGGTGAAAGTCACGGCCTTGCTGTTACCCGGCAGGCTCACGACAGTCGCCAGAGCGTTGCTGCCGGAGTACATCGGGGCAACGGTGATGTCGCCAGCGCCAGAGCCGTTCAGGGTCACGTCAGCCAGAGCGACGAACTGGAACAGCGAACCGGTGGACTCGCGGGTCTGGGGGTTGGCAGCGAAGCAGCCGTCCACGGTGAACACGTCACCAGCCTTCACGGTAGCGCCGTTGCCAGCACCAGTGATGGAGATGGTGGTAGCGCCTTCGGTCGTCACAGCAGCGGAGGTCGTGCCGCCGGTAGCGGTACGGGTGCCCACGGTGAACGACTTGATGGACTGGCTCATGTTCACTTCGTCATAGCCCAGAACCTGCTCGCCCATCATGCCGTTCTTGAACTGGCGGGAGATCACGTCTTGGGGGTTGAAGAAGCCAGACAGGCCGTTCACCAGAGCAGCGTTGGCGGCGGGGTTCACGGTCAGGAAGCGAGGAGCCATCGTGGCGGCGTTCTCGTTCAGCTTCTGCTGGGCTTGCAGCATCACCAGAGCGGTGCTGGGGGCCGAGCCGGGGGTGCCGACAGAGTTACCGATCAGTTTGAATGCGTTGGCAACGTCAGCGTCCACGGTGGAGGCCAACTGGCTGATACGAGGCTTCAGAACACGCTCTGCGAAGTCGTCCAACTGCATGGTCAGTTCGGCAGAGGTGAAGTTGATGCCAACGTGCTTCTGCGAGGCCACAGTCAGGGTGGTGTACTGTTCGTTGTCGTCCTGAGCTTGCAGGGCGGCACCGTCAGTCACCAGAGCGCGGTCGGGCAGACGGATACGCAGGGTAGAACCGATCTTGGCACCTTCAACAGCGAAGCTGTCGTCGTACTGGCGGTTCACGTTGCGGGTGATCACGAGGTTGTTCTCCAGAATTTCCAGAGATTTGCGCGTGATCATGTCAATGGTAAGAAGGCTGTTTGCCATGATTGAAATGTCCTAATTAACGGTTGCGGAGTGCCTGTGCTTTGGCGATTTGCCGCTGACGCTCGGCTGCAATCCACTCCGATGCGTTCATGGTCTGGACAGACCGAGGATCGGTGGTGTCAGTGACACCGGGGTTCACAGCGCGGGCACTCACCGGGCGAATCGGTTCGGGCGCAGACGTTGTTTTCTTCTGGGGAGGCTCGGATGCCAGTTTGGCCTCGATCTTCCCAATCTCACGCGCTTGCAGGAGCGGCGACAGACGCGAGATGCGATCAGCTTCTTTCGGATTGCTGCCCAGCCAGTAGGCCAAATCAGGTCCGATGTCGGACGCCTTGATTGTCTCGGCCATCACATCGGTGACTCGAAGCTGGGGGTTGTAGGCGACTTGCTCGAAGTCGTCGTACTTGCCACGGGCTTCTTCCTCACGCTCTGCGTAGGCGTCTTCAACTTGGGCGCGTTGCTTTTGGAGTTCTCGCTGCGCGATCAGTTCTTCGGCCTTCCTGACGGCCAGTGCTTCCGCATAGGCTTCAGGGGACTCAAACTGGTCCGCTGGCGGGAGTTCCGCTGGCACCGACTGCCGTGCTTGCATTTCTGCTTGCTTGGCTTGCTGCTCACGTTCCCACTTACGTTGCTCTCTTGCGAGGCGTTTGCCAATCATCGCATCGAGTTCAGCTTGAGTGAATTTTTTCTCCTCTGCTGTCTCGCCGCCTTGATCAGCGACTTCCGGCGCGTTTTGTGCCTGATCCGTGGTGGCCGTCACCTCGGGGGCTGGCGCGGAGTCTGCTTCCGCTAGGTTTTGGACTTCATCAGTCATTGCATGTTCCATAGGAACCCCGGTCTACTGGGCCGGTACAGTTCTGAGATTATGCGCTCAGAAGGCGCGATGTCAAGATTAAACGATGCGAAGGGTGCCGCCGTTATTCCACAAGTCACCAGCAACCAGCCCTGTTGCGCTTGTTGGTAGATCGGCCATATTCACAATAGTTTTTAGCTTTGCGTGATCCCATTTCACCGAAAAACCGTTGGTAGCACCTTGAACGGACAGCCACATCATCAAGCGATCAGCACCAGCTTGGTGTAATTGCTGGTAGAAGTGCGTCGGCTGCTGAAGACCAGAACCAATCTTGTTGTTTTTGTCCAAGCATGTGTAGGCGATTAACCCACCAGCTGGCGTTTCGTTGGTCGGGTCGAACGTCTCTACGTCCAGTGCGTAGTTGAACCTGATGTTCATGTTGCCAGCCGTCAAATCGAGGCTGCTGATTGTGTACGTGTAGAGCCAATTCACACCTTGGCTCGGATACGAATAGTTGTTCTCAATCACCACACCAGTGACGCTGATGGTTGTGAACACAGAACCAGAGGTGTTGACGTTACCAGACCCTTGATTCAAAGTTCCCGGTGTCGCAGTGTTGCCGAACAACCGAATGCCGTCGAGCATATAAAGATAGAACGCAGCACCGCTTGGGTTTTGAATGTAGTTGTTGGAGATGGTGATCTCTCGCGGCAAAACACTGACACCGCGAGTGCCGCTGTACCCAAATGTCCCGATTGCGTTGTTTTCTTGAGTTACAGGGCCGCGCCAATACACCACAGCCGATGTGGTGTCGTAAAAACGACCGGCATCGCGGATCGTGTTGTTATGGATGATGATGTTGCGGTTGTATTGCGATCCAGTTGCGTAAAGATTCGGGTCTCCGTGAATGGCTATACCTGAGAGCAATGTTTTTTCACATTGATTATTGCTGACAATCACATTTGAATAGCCACCAAACCCAATGCAGCGTGCTCTGGTGTATCCTAAATAATTGTCATGAATACGGCAATTTCCAGCTTCGTTTCCGGCAGTTGTCCATGCTGACAAAGATGCTTTAAGCATACCTACAGATATGCAGTCATCTGCACCAAGTTTTACTTGGTTAAATGCAACTTCCAAATCTTCTGGACAGTTCCATCCGACAATTGCTGTCGTGTTATATGAATAAATATAGTTGTTTGTGACTTTAACAAATGAACTGGCCGTTGCAATAATTGGACTGTGAATATTGTTGAACGTGCAGTGGTCGACAACAGCATTTTTCTTGTAGTACGCGAGGTTGTCGGGTATTGCAAAATACGACGCAGCTTTGCCGCCGATCACGACACCAATGATTGTGCGAGTGCGGTATGTGAGTGGGTCAGTGTTGTATTGATCAAACACGACCGTAGACTGGAAGTTGATGTTCCTGACTTCAACATTGTTGCCTTCAAGTGTAATGACGGCAGAATTCCCTGTCGGCCAGCTTGTCGCGTTGACGGTGATTGTGGCACCTTGGCCGTCAATGATCGTGTTATCAGCGAAATCCGTGACGTTGTTGCTATCAGTCCCAAACCCAGTGCTGACAGTGTAGTTACCATCACCCTGCATGACCAAGACGCCGCCACCAAGTGATTTCAGTGCGTCAAACGCAGCTTGAAAAGCAGCAGAACTATCATTCACACCAGTTGGGTCAGCGCCGTAGTCATTTACGTTAACTACCGCCGCATCAATCATCGAGTAAGTGACTTTTGTAAGGCTCATGTTGTCACCTTATGCGCGATAAATTGCTGTGAATCGAACAATTTGACCACTCAAATTTGCGTTTGCCACACTGGTAGCACCAAATGTCAGCAGCGAAACAGTCGAACTACTTGACCCCACGACACCTGTAATCGGAACAGCATACGTTGTCACAGAGACGGGTGCGCTGAACATGGATGCAGGTGGAGTTGCAATACAAGGAAAAGGAAGTCCGCCGATCGCACATGCGTTTGCATTTGCGGTGCTGGGGTAAATGATGTGGCAGGTGGCAACCACCAAACTACCAACACGCACATAAAATCCTGCCGCTGCCGCAAAGGTCAACCCTGCACCACTTGCATCGTTTGGCGTCCAAGTCCCTTCATCATAAATCGTCAACGTGTCACCGCCCGCAGCGGCAAAGTTAATACCCTTACCATTCGCAGGAGCGAGGATTTGGTCAATCGTTGCTTTTTTGGTTGAACCACCTTGGACAACAGGTACAACTTCAGATCCAGCAAGTGCCGTAGCCGAAGACAGTTGGGAAATCTTCAAGTCTGCCATGATTGATCCTTAAACGTAATTGACCTCGATTGACGAATTGGCCGGAGGTGCTTCTGAAAATGTGACAATTGCGCCAGCAATGCTGTATGTGTTCTTTTGCTGGTAAACCCCATTGATATACACATTGGTTGCATTTTCACCTGCGGGTGCGCTCGCCAATGTAAACGCAACAGTGCTGCCATTACCGTTGAAATTGGCAATAATTGCAGTTGCGTTGAAACTGCTGCCTACGTTGTCATACGTGGCAATTGTTACGTCCGTGCTTGTCTTGAGAACAAACTTATATAGCCGCAGAGCGTTCCAAATTTCACCGCCAGCGGGTACCCGGCCTGCTGCATCCAGCACAATCGGATTCGTGTGCGCTGTGTTACCAGTGCTTGAAGTGTATGTAGCCAGTGGCGTAGTCGTACCGGCTTCGTAAGTGTAAATCTTGCCGCCAGACAGAATGACGCCGTTGTTGTCAAAAAACTGGGCACCAACACCGCCAAAAATTGAAAGAGATACCGCAGGCATTGTGTCACTCCAAAAGGATCAGGCCACCGTCTTCTTGGACGAGATTGTCTCCGTTTTCGCAGAGAAGATTGCTTTGAGCCACCTCAGAAGCGCGGCCACCAAAGAGCGAAACAATGCCACCGATGCCGATAGCGACTGCGTTGCGGGCGGCAAGGAAACTCATTTCGTGTTGATCGGCTTGGCGTAAACCGTGCCGCCTGCGGACAGTTGAATCGCGCTCACACGCCAGATGGCAGACGTGCCGATTGGCACTTTGAACGGGATCGGGGTGTAGGCCGGGATCGGGGTGCTGGCAGTCGTTGCCACAGCGCCGGTACCCACTTCAACGTAGCAGGGCTGATCAGACCAGACCATCACGCCTTCGGGACCAGCGTTCCAGCCGGTCGTGGAGCCAGCAGTGCCCGTGTACGAGACAGACTGGGCGGGGAAGTCCGCTTTGGACAGAGGGTTCAAGAGTTCCATGTTGGCTCCTTATGCGAGGAATTTTAGCTTGTACAGGGTGGACAGGTAAAGGCCCACGATTTCGTCAATGATGTTCTGGATCGGGGTGTCTGTTTTCTCACAGACCTCGAACCGCATCTTCTCGATGTCAGCCATCGAATCCTCAAGGAACTCGACGATGTTGGTGGTCTTTTTGGCCGACATCAGGCTGATGGGGCCGATCAGACCGTGACGGCCCTGATATGCCTCGGCGAACTTGTCGGCCAACTCCACGATCTCGTCGTAGAACTCGTTGAGGGCCGAGTGTTTGGCAAAGCTGCGGGTGTTCAGATGCACGGAATGCGCGACATCCCGTGCCAGAAACAACGTG